AGGCTAAATGATGGATTGGTTGAGATTGCTGAGCGTGTGCTTGGCCCCGGACGAAGGCGCAACCGGTGGTTCGGGAATTGATGATCTTCTTCCCCCTGCTGAGGATGATCCGGGAACAGGTGGTGGCACATCCCCATCTGAGCCTGAGGACAAAGACCCTGCTTGGTTTTCTCAGCTCTCAAAGGAGATCAGGGAGAACGCAGACAGCAGGGCTGCATTGGGAAAACACAAGAATCTGAGCGACCTTGCAACTGCATATCTTCAGAACGAGAAGGATCTTGCAACGGCAATCAGATTCCCAAAGAAAGACGATCCTGAGGGCGTGAAGGCTTTTTTCACAAAGCTCGGTATGCCTGAGGATGCAAAAGATTATGAGCTTGGAAACTTCGATATGAAGGAGGAGGACCTTGCAAATGCGAAGGAAATCTTCAGAAAGGCAGCACATGCCGCTTCTCTCACGAAGGGACAGGCTAAGGCTATGTGGAGACATGAGATTGCGCTGTCAAAGGCAGCACAGAAGCTCACGGACGATGCTCACAAAAAGTATGAGGAATCGTTTGAACCGAACTATCACAAGCTCATGGAGGCTGCATATCCGGTTGAGGCAGAGAGAACAAAGGCAATAAAGGGGGAGATCGGACTTGTGCAGACAATGTTCTCCAAGACACCGGCCCTTGCAAAGGCCTTCAAAGCCTCAGGACTTGTGTTCAACGCTGAGGCCATGCACGAACTTGCAGGCTACATCAAGCAGAACACAGCAGGCAAATTCATTGATTCACAGGGCGGACAGCCCGGTGAGAAGCCTGTCGGAATCATGGGAGACTACTCAGAAGCCTTCCTGAAGGAGGCAGGCAAATGAGTGGACTGTTGGACGAACTTTTGAAAGAACCGGAGGCTGAGGAAAAGAAACCTCAGCCCGTAGGTAAGTTTGATTACTCCGACCAGTTTACGGAGTACGCAAAGGATAAAGCCGCCGTTGGCGGAGAGAAAAAAGACGAGTGAAAACGGACTTTGAAAGAATAGGCGTGAACCTTAATTGGGAACGTTGAAGGAATAAAAGGAACAGTAAGCAAGTCAAATAAATTGAGAGGAAAGAGTATGTCACTTCTGACCGCTTATCAGCAGATGAACATTGTGGAGGCACAGAGACGTGCCGGTTACACAAACGCTGCTGCATTTCTTGGAGAACTGGCAAAGAAGAATGATCTTTTGAACTTTCTTCCGTTCCTGCCTGCTTCTCATGGTCTTTATCACCAGTGGCTTGAAGCTGCAAAGCTTGGCAAGGGTTCATGGGGAAAGGCCAATTCCGGTATCGCAAAGATAGCATCAACCTCAGACCTTCAGACAGAAGGAATCTTCACCTATGAGGCTGATTCTCTCGTTGACGATAGAATCCTCAAGACAGCTCCGAACAAAATCGCAGTTCGCGATTCTGAGGATGCTGCAAATGGTGAAGGCTTCATGCAGGATTGGTTCACAAAGCTTTTCTATGCAGACGGCTCAGACGCAGACGGTTTCAAGGGACTTGCAGCACGCAGGAACACCATTGATTCCGACACTGTTTTCAGTTGCGGAGGCTCAGGTTCAGACCTCACCTCTCTGTGGCTCTTTGAGTTCGGAGAGAACGGTTTCAACATGAGATATCCTGCCAACGCACAGCCGGGCTTCGTGAATCAGGACAAGGGCCTTCAGTATGTCACAGCCCCCGATAATACAGGCAATTATTGGGCTTGGGTAAGACATTTTGAAATCCTTGCCGGACTTCAGATCAAGAAGAAGCACGCCGTTCAGAGACTTGCCAACATCGAGACTGCCGGTTCAAGCAACCTGTTTGACCCGGATAAGTTCATCGCAATGAAGAACAAGCTCCCTGAGATGGGTCGCGGTGCTATGGGATTCGGTAACAGAACACTCCACGCTGAGGTCGAGACTGCCGCCTACAACAAGACAAACGCTGCATACAGCCTTATCGACATTGAAGGCTTTGGTCCTGTCACACGCGTTGTCGGTGTCCCCATCATGATTGCCGAAGTCATTGTCGACACTGAGACAGCCCTTTCGTAAGGAGGTGAGTAAATGAGAGACGCAATGCTTAATCTCGGAACACTTGCTGCCGCTACAAAGGCAACAAGGGTGTATTCATCCAATCAGATTGATCTTGGTGCAGTGAAGCAGAATCTTGGCGATGTCAAGAACCTCTATGTCTGCTTCAAGCTCGGAGAGGATGTCGCTTCCGGTGATACCTACATGTTTGAGCTTTACGATTCCGCCGACAACAGCTCTTATGCTCTGATCGCGGACATCGGAACAGCAATCTCTTCAGGTAAGGCCGGTGACATCATCACCCTCGCTATCCCCAAGACAGTGAGACGTTATCTCAAGGCCGGGTGCTATCCCAATTCAAGCGGCACGCTTGATGCTCAGGACATCACCTGTTGGCTTGAGTTCCGCTAAAAAGACCACGGGGGAGGCAACTCCCCCGATTACTTGTTTCTTCGGAGGCGTATAATGACATTCAAATGCAATACCGACTGGTACGATTCAAAAGCATGTAAGTTCTATGAAGAAGGTCGGGAGTACGACATTGACCTTGACCACATGGCAGAGCTTGGGACCCTGAAACGCTTCAACGGCGCAGAGGACTACAAAAAGGCAAAACCCGAAGTAAAAAAGCCCAAAAAGGCCGCAAAAACCACAAAACAGCCGGATAATTTCGTGATTCCCGAAGAAACAGAAGAAGAAACACCCGTTTCAGAAGGTGAAAAATGACACTCGCATACCCCCGTGAATGGCTTACAATAGCCAATAGAGCCTTGAACCTTGTGGGAGAATCCGAGCTTCAGGACTTCACAGGAACAAGTGAATCAACAAGAAACATTCTCATTCAGCTACCCTCGGTGGTGCAATCGGTCCTTTCGCAGCATACATTCAGGTGCGCCCGGAAAAGAGCCTCCCTTGCTGCTGTTCTTGACGGACCGACCTATGAATACAAATTCGCATATCAGCTTCCCTCCGATTTCTGCCGTATTGTATCGGTGAACGGAACGGAAGATTTCTCAATAGAGGGCGACAAGCTTCTCACGAATGACATGGACATATTCATCACATATATCGCCCTTCCTGAAACGCCTCAGGCTCTCTCTCCGGCAATTCAGGAATGTATCGTTCTGCTGCTTGCACACAACCTTGCAAGGACCACAACGACCAATGACAACCTCGCTGTGATCCTCTATCAGCAGTACACGGCAAACCTTGCTCAGGCGATCAGGCATGATGATGAAGGAAAGTCTCAGGCCACCTATGAAGGATGGTGGACGGAGAACAGATAATGGCAAGCTACACCACGCTTAAATCCCTTTTTCAGTCGGGTGAAATCTCAGCTTATTACTCAGGAAGAACAGACAGCGACATCTACGCAACAGGTGTCGCTCTCATGCAGAACGCGATTCCCCACCTTCTCGGAGGATTCAGGAAGCGCAACGGCACACACTTCTTCGGAGAGCTGCACAGCTCAATCATAAGACCGATTGAGCTTTATACAAGCTACAAGAGTTACCTGATTCAGGCGGATGCAAGCAATTTTTATGTCTTTGATTCGGACGACCCTTCCGCAGTCCTTTGTCAGTGTTCCCATTCATACGGAACCGCAGTAAGCGACATCCAGTACAGGGCGAACAAAGGCATACTGTATATTGTCCACCACTTGTTCCCGGTACAGAAACTTGAAATCACAAGCGGCGGCGGAGTTTATGCTGCCACACTCACGACAATCACATTTGTGTCGGACACGGACCCGGACAGATGCGTTACATTCTCTCAGGCAGGAGATTACCCTTCTGCGATCTGCTTTAAGGGCGGAAGGCTCTTCCTCGGTGCGACAGACAACCATCTAATCACAACCTACGGCTCCCGTACACCTTCCGGTGGCGTAGACAGGTACAACGACTTCACGTTGTATGATACGAACTGGAACTACGAAAGAACAAGCGACACGGAGGTTGATTCCGGCAAGACATACTACGCCTATGTGACTGAGCGTTATGTTCAGACCACGGACAACATCGTTGACCCGACAAAGATTTACTACACCCGTTCAGGCAATGCCTATTCAAGGATCATTCCTGTCGGAACAGAGGACCCTCAGGCTCTCGGTTGGTACGAATGTCAGTATCTCACAACCGGAGTCTATGAGGTTGTTACTCCGGGAGGAACGGAGAATCCTTCCTCTCAGGGATGGTACGAATACGTCAGCACTGTCGAGATCACAAACTCTCATGCAATCGAACTTGAAGAAAACGACATGTACGGCACTAAGATTCTTTGGTATGTTGTGCAGAACCGCCTCATTTGCGGAAACAACCGTTCAATCTTCATGGACACGGGAGCAGCAGCCACCCCGGAGGGATTCGACCTTTCAGTTGTTCTCAACACAGGCACAACGCCCGTTCAGGCAAAGGTTTTCAAGAACTATGTGTGTTTGGTCGGACAGACCGGGAAATCGCTACACATCATGGTATGGGACGAGGATTCGGAAGGCTATGTGACGATTGACATGTCAAAGAACTCTCCCCACCTTCTCAGAGGCGGAATCAAGGACTTCGACATTGTTGTTGACCCGATTCCTACCGCATGGATCGTCACAAGGAC